CCCTTGGCGTTCAAGCCGCCTTTGGGGTTCTTGCCTTCTTTGCGCGTCCATGCTGGTGATTTTGCCATAATATATGTAATGTATTATGTTTTTTAAAGATTAGCAATCTTGTGCGCCAGCGTACTGTGTAAATGTTTTTAACACGTCGTATATCGCAGGGATCAGATCGCCTGACAGGTCTTCCATATTGATATAGTGGGCCTGTTGTTGGATGCTAGGCCAACCTGCTCGGCGGGCTTCTTCCGTGGCGTGGATCTCGACCTGCACCTGAAGCTGGTCTTTCGTGCCAAAAAAGTTTGTAATCCTAGCGTAAGCCTGTGTTTCAGACTGACCGTTGGTGTTGTTTACTGCTGTGATTTTAAGTGCCATGATGTTAGTTCCAAGGTAGTGGTGCGGGTTGGGGTGTAGGAATAGCGGCTTGAGCAATTAGGAAATCAACTTCGGTTTCCATGTTCGTTACACGCTCTGGGCCAAGGGCGGCTTGTGTCCACGCTAATGCTTGTTCCTGTGTGATTTGGTCAAACGGCGTGAAATCGTCGGGGTTTGCAGGTAGCAAGTTGACCGAGTAGTTGACCTGTTGTCCGTCTTTGGCAATGGTGAAATTGCTCATCACAACGGTTTGGGGTTCAGGCGTGTTCATGACCTGAAGTGAATTGATTGTCCATACAAATGCCATGATTACTCCTGAGTGATGGCTTGCGCCTTGACTTGCTCAAATTGAGCGGCTTCTTGTTGCTGTTTGGCAATGTTGTTCATCACCAGAAAAGCACCTGTCTTAGACGGCATTTCGCCCAAAACGTCCATGATGAATTTTACTTCGTCGTCTGATAATTCAAGTTTCATATGTTCTCCTGTTAGAAAGTCATTTCGGTTGTGCGTACCTGACACACGACTCGTATTGTAGTAGCCAGTTGCCCCGTGAATGTTACTGCTAAACCGCCATTGGTAGTATCTGCTGTTACTGCTATCACCCAAGTGGATGCCCCTGCATCTGCGTATGTTGAGGTGACTGTTGGTGTTCCTACTAGGGCAGTCGAGGCGGCATTAGCACCACGCTTGATGACACCCTCAATAGTCCATCCTTTTGTGTTACCACCGCCTGTTACACCTGCTACTACTTCTCCTGTAAAGAAATAGGCTGAGTTGTTGGGCAAAATTACTTGGTTTGTTGTGGATGCAGCGGCGGCGGTAGAACGTAATACGGTTGCAGTTGCGTCTGTTGTTTGAACAGCAAGAACAAGTAAAGCCGCTTGCGATACACCTAATGCACCTGATATTGGTTCAGAACACGCTGGGAAAACATGGTTGCCTGTAATAGTTCTAGTTGTGCCAGCGTTGCCGCCCAGTATTGCTGAATAAACTCCGCTTGCTGTATTGTTGTAACCACCGCCAATAAACGTACCTTGGTTTGACGCTGTGTTTGAAAAGCCGCCAACAACACTTGCTCCCGTTTGAGAAGCAGTATTTGGAAATGAACCAAACGGAGGCGCAATACCGCCGCCACCAACAAAAGACGCAACTCCACTGGCTGTGTTTTTATGACCACCACACACTACAGACCAATCACCAGAAGCAACATTCCTGTTAGCTGACACTCCAGCATCACCGCCGCCGCCAATAAACGAATATGAACCAGTAGCCTGATTGTTACCACCGCCTACAACTACCCCGTGTGGTGTGTAAAAAGTGAGTGTGCTAGTTGATGAGCCACTAGCGACTGCGCTTAGTGTGAGGGATGTACCGCTGATTGCCGCAACGTAAGTTCCAAAACTAATTGAAGTGCCTAAAATAAATTGTCCAACTCTGATTGAAGCATTACTACCAGACAACGTAACGGCTGTTGTGCCATTCATAGTTGCCGATTGGGTAGTTACAGCAGAACTAGATGTAGTTGTATTTGAAGCACCAGCACCAACAAATGAAAAATATCCGCTAATAGTATTGAGATAACCAGCCAACCCACCAGAATATGGCCCTGTTGCTGTATTACCTGAACCAGAAATTAATGTAGTAGCTGACCCACTAGCTACATTTCCAAAACCACCACCTATAAATGCATAATTTCCACTAGCAGTATTGTTTTGTCCACCTGCCAATACAGAATATGTGCCACTTGCAACCTTTATTGCCGCATCCCTATCACGCTGAAAGTCAACTGAATAAGCACCCCTAGCATTACCCCCTGTTGCGGCGGAATCTGTCTGTTGAGCCTGTAGCGCACCAGTACCTTTTGGTTGTAGGACTAATGGGATGTTTGTGTCTGAGCCAACAGATTGAACAACAGGTGCTACTCCAGTATTGTTTGCTTGTGTCAAGACTCTGTTTACAGATGTTGATGAGCCAGCCGCTTGAAATACGTTGGCTCCTCCAATTTGTAAAAATACGTTACCTGTTCCTTTTGCATTTAAGAAAAGATTTACGTTTGAATCTGAACCCTGTGCGCTGATTGTCGGTATACCACCAGTAGCCGCCCCCGTTACTTGTACATAGTTAACAGCAGAGGCTGTGTGGGTGACTGCCAATTGTGTTGTGCCTGATGTATCTGTTTGAAGTGATAACTGTCCACCAGAAGTTTGAATTAAGCCAGTAGTTGCTGTTGAACGAAATATTGGCCCACCAGTAGTACCAAACACTTCCCAAAAACCAGTAGCACTAGCAAGGTCAGTACGAACACGGAAGTGCGTTCCGCCATTACCTGTAAACACAGAATTTCCATTGGCGGCAAACTGAAATCCACCAGTACCCTTGGTTGACAATGTCAAACTAACATTTGTGTCTGAACCCTGTGCTGAAACATAAGGATTACCACCAGTAGCCGCTCCAGAAACTTGTACCCAGTTAACAGCAGAGGCTGTATTAGCTACTTTAAACTGTTCACCACCCGATGTTTTAACTTGGAATGGTGAGGAATTTGCCACGTTAACTGCCAAGCCTTGAGATTGACCAACAGGATTAAACTCAATGTAAGACATTGGCGTAACATCAACAACATGACCAAATCTATAACCAACACCCGTCCAATCAGCGGAAGTTGTATGTCTAGCTAACGATGCTCTTAACAAAACCAAATTTCCACTAGCAACACCTTGGAAATTAACAATATTTTGCGAATTACTAGCAGTACCACCAACAGACGTAGGTGTGTAAATTGTTGTAGAGCCAGTACCTTTAGTGGTCAGGTTTAAATCAGCATTTGTATCACTTCCCTGTGCGCTTATCGTTGGCCCTGAGCCTGTAGCCGCACCTGTTGTTTGGACAAAATTAACAGCAGAGGCTGTGTGGGAGATGGCAAATTGCTGTTGACCACCTTCTATTCCTGAAGAACCTGCGTTTGTATTAAAAGTTATTGCACTTGCGTCTGATGCTTGTATTTTTGGAGCGTAAGAAGTTAATACAGATTTTGAAACAAATGTTTGACCACCTCTAACTAACCAAGGATTATCTACAGTTGTTCCTGTTGCATCTACAACTTTAAGTTGTGTTCCTGTATTTGTTCTTAGGTTAACCGCACCAGTACCCTTGGTAGTGACATTCAAGTCAGCATTAGTTGCTGTGTCTGTAACATTCAGCGTGTTTGTATATTGGTCAAGATTGATTGTCATATTAGAACGTCACTTCTGTTGTTTCCGCCTTGCAGACCCAGCGAATAGTTGTAGCCGCCGCACCAGTCACAGTTACCGCCAAGCCACCATTCGTAGTGTCAGCAGTTAAAGCAATAGTCCATGCAGATGCACCAGATGTAGATGCCACACGATTGATAGCGGGTGTTCCAATCAGCACAGTCGATGCCGCATTAGCACCTCGCATGATTGCACCTTCAAAAGACCACGAAGCACCATTAGCCGCACCTGTTACGTTAGCAATAACAGAGCCTTTGAAATAGTAAGCAGAATTGTTGGGTAGGATAATCTGGTTTGTGCCTGATGCGGCAGATGTATTTGAACGTAGAATTGTTGCAGTTGCGTCTGTTGTTTGAACACCAAGAACCAACAAAGCGGCTTGAGTTGTTCCTTGTATGGAATTGATTGGTTGAGTACAAGCAGGTATTGCTTGCATACCTTCAATACTTCTAGTAGTGCCGCTGTAGCCACCCAAAATAGCAGTGCCTGCGGTATTTGCAGAATTGCCTCCGCCACCACCTACAAAAGAAAAATTGTTGCTTGCAACATTACCAGTGCCACCAACAACAGTCGAGCAATATCCATTAGCAGTATTGCCGTAACCAGCACCAACAAAAGATGATGTTGATGAGGCTGTATTACCTGAACCACCCCCGCCATAAGAACCACCACCAACAACTACAGAACCTTCACCTGATGCCGTGTTTCCAATACCACCGCCAGCAGTAGACCATTTACCCGTTGCTTTAGTAACAAATCCACCACCAACAACCGACCAATCACCAGAAGCAACATTACGATTAGACGCAGTACCAGCATCGCCTCCGCCCCCGATGAAACTGTAACTTCCAGTTGCCTGATTGTTACCACCTCCTACTACTACTCCATGAGGGGTGTAAAAGGATAGGGTTGATGTTGATGAACCGCTTGCGGCTTGAGATAGGGTTAGGCTTGTTCCTGAAATTGCGGCAACATAGGTATAACCTGCAATGGAAGTTCCAGTAATTAACTGACCAACTTTAATGTTTGCATTTGAACCAGACAGCGTTACTGCCGTAGTTGCATTCATTGTCCCGCTTTGGGTTGTTACAGCAGAACCAGATGTTCCACTATTTGTAAAACCACCGCCAACAAAGTTAAAAAAGCCAGCACTTGTATTGCTTAAACCTGCAACAATAGTGCCGTAGTCAGGAGTTCCGCCAACAGTATTTGACCTTCCACCGCCAACAAAAGAACTAAAACCAGAGGCGGAATTTAACGCTCCACTACCTACAAATGCAAATGAATTATTTGCTGTGTTTGAAGAACCACCAACAATAGCGGAATATTGACCACTAGCAACTTGTCCAGCCGAACCCCTATTAGTCTGCCAATCAACAGCATTAGCACCCCTAGCATTACCACCAGTAGCAGATGATGTAGTGGCTTGTGCTTGTAATGCACCAGTACCAGCAGGTTGAACAAAGAGTGAGCCGTTAGACTCTAATCCAATAGTTGATACACCTGAAAAGGATAGGGTAGGAGTTCCGTAAACTGCTGTTGTGGTTGTGGGGATGTAGGTGTTGGCAGTTGAGCCAATTTCTAACTGTGCCCCATAAATAAACGTATTGACAAAACCGCTAGTATTTGCATCTGAAACATATACAATTAAATCATTTACTGATGGTGTAAACGTTACAGAATACCTTGTCCAAGTGGTTGTGGCAGTAATAGTTCCATAAGTTGTTCCAATGTTATTGCTTGCAATTAGGAAATTTCTTGTGCCAGAAGCAACCCTTACCCAAATACTTGCGGTATATGTAACACCTGCAATACACGTATACAACCTCTCAACTAAGGCTTGATATTGTGTATTGTATGAAAGTAAAGTTGCAGTTGAGCCGCCAAATGGGTCTGTTTGACCTGTTGTCAATGGCAATGAAAGTACGTTATTCCATCCAGTAGTATTGTTAAAAGTATTTGAGTAAACAATTAAATTCTGCCCTGTACCCTTTAACACTTCTGTCTGAGCAGTAAGCGTAGTAAACGTACCAGCCGCAGGTGTTGTGCCGCCAATGACTGTGTTGTTTATCGTGCCGCCTGTGATGGCTACATTGGCTGGATCGTATGAATCGGTGTTGTCTACCTTCTGCCAAATAGAGCCATTAAAGATAGCCCAGTCACCAACCTGCCAGTCGGTAATGCCGTTCAGATTGGTTGTGCCTGCTACGTCAACAACGTAGTAATACCCTTGCACACCTACACTGCTAGTTAATGTAGGCGTGTTTGTAGATGCGTTCCAAGTCCCTTGGTATCCAACAAGGCCGACAGAGCCAGCCGATGCCCAACCGGTTCCAGTCAGAACATAGCCCTCTTGCCCAGCTAAAGGCTGTGGAACTTCACCTTGTATCCCGTCAGTTGACGCTGTGGGAGCGGTAAAGGTTCCAAAATCTACTATACCCGTGTGTGGGGCAATAGACATTTACAAACTCGCTATAAATGCTTGGTGTTTAGCCAATAAATCTGCTTTGATTACTGCAATTTCTGCATTAGCCGTATCTAGTTCTGCCTTCGCTTTTTCAAGTGCTTGCAGTTTAGACGCATACTCAGTCATCTGATCGTTTGCACTTTTTTGGAGTGCGGCTGCACCAGCCATTGCTTTTTGGGCATCTGCAAGTTTTGCTTGTGCTTCAGTATCAGCGGCCTGTGCTTTGGCTGTCAGCGCATCCGCTTTAGCTTGTGCAATCTTAACGAGTTCTGTAGCCTGTGCTTTAGCATCCGCTATTGTGCTTGCTGCCTCTGCTGATGCTTTTTCTAACGCTGCTTGTGAATCAGCCGCATTTTGAGCAACCGTATCACGCAACTTTAAAATCTCATCTGCAGGAGCCACCAACTCAATATACTTTTTGTTCTCAGCCGTCGCCGCTTCTAATGCGTCTACTTTTGCTTTATAAGCAGCGGGGTTGGCAACAACCGTGAGCAGATCCATAAGCTGGCTTGAACCACCACCGCCCATTGGTGTTCCGTCTTGGTTATACGTGGTCATGATAATCCTCCGCCACCGGCTTGGATAATGGTCAATGTTGCAGAACCTGTAGTGCCAGTGTCTAAAACTAAACGAACACCTGTGCAAGGATACGCAATGTTTCCGTTAAAGTTCGCTGTTGCTGGTGTTCCAGAAGGTGTGGACGGGTGATAGAACCATGTTGCTGAAGAGGGAGTAAATCCCGCAGCAAATACATCGTCAAACGTGTATTGAACATAGGCGTTCACCGTTCCAGTAATTACCAATGCAAGACCCCAATTTGCAGGGGATACATAGGTATCTACTGGATAGACGTTGGAGTTACCGACTCCCCTAACGGTTAGTCTGACTGGGCGCATTTTACGCTCCTATCAGACTTGGCTGGGGTTAGCTGAGCCGTTAGATTCACGCACGACGTACACGCATGTAATCGTAGCAGCACCGCCACTAGCCGTACCAGCGCAAGCGTAGATTGATTGGATGACCAAATCAGTTGAGCCAACGTTCAGATATGTGCCGATCTGTGCGCCTGTAACAGTTACAGTTGCACGGCCCACAGCCAAAGGTGTAGTAGTTGCACCGCCAACGGTGGCTAAAGAAGTGCCAGCAGCAGTTTGAATAGTGATTGTGTTACCAGTAGTACCAGCGTAAGCGGTGGTAATGTCTACTAGGAACTCTAAAATTTGTGCGCCAGCAGGTAAAACAAATTCTGTAGTAGCAGTGGTGTCGCTAACAGTGGTCTGGCCAGTCTGTGTAACAACAGTTGCGCCCATGTTGCGAATCGTGCCAGCAGTAGTGCCAGTAGTGTTTTTAACAGTGCCGAGCAGCCAAGGGCCAAGGTGTGATGCGAATCCCATGATATTTCCTTACATACAAGTTAAGTGCATCAATCTGTATGTCGTCAGCCGGGACTGTTTGATGCACCGGTAAATCCCGGATTAAAGACAATATACAACAAAAGAAAAGGGGGCACAAGGCCCCCTTCACATATTTCCGAAGAAATATTAGGACGAACCGGGCGAACCGAAAACACCCAAAGGATCTGACCAGCCGAAGCTATAACGCTCACGAGCCTTGTAACGAACGTTACCGGTGTCAAAGTCGCCGTCCATGCTGTTAGCCAGCGGTGTACGAACGAAATGCTTCAAACCGTTAGGTACGTCTGTGGTCAAGAACCAAGCATTATTGTCAGTCAAGAAGTGGTTAACGGTGTAACCTTCAGGGATTGAACCGTTGTTCTTGAGCGCGTTAATGTCGTTGTCAGTTGTGCCAACACGCAAAGAAGTCTCAAGCAAACGAGTTGCAACGAACATCAGTGCAGGTGGAACAATCAACTTCTTGGGTTTAGCAGCGATCAGCAAACCGCGCTCATCAGTCCAAGCTGCGATTTGAATAACGGCGGCTTCCAAAGAAGTCTCGTTCAAGTCAGCGGCTGTAGACGGACGGTTGCTGTTTGTACCACCGTTAACCAAGGGGTGAGCTGTAGAGAACAAAGCTACACCGTCACCACCAGCGTAAGCAGCAGAGAAGCCGTTGTTCATAACAGCGGCACCCTTAACTTGCTTGGTGTATGACATAGCACGAGCCAAACCTTTGGTGTAACGAGCAGACAAGCTGTCGTACAAGTTATCTTCAATCGCTTCTTCAGTGATTGAGAAACCCAAAGCAATAGTTTCGTGGTTGTAGCGTGTTGTCCATGCCTCTTGTGCATTGTCATAAGCGATGGCGGAGCCTTCACTCTTAACAGGAGCAGCAGAGAAACCAGACAGCTTTGTCTCTTCTTCAAAAGAACGCTCAGAGGTTTCAGTCTCATAAATTTCTTTATGTTCTTCACCGTAACGAGCGTACTCCAGACCAAACAAAGCGTTAAGGCCCGGGAGGAGTTCTTTAAGTAGTTGTGCGCGTGAAATAGCCATTTTAAATTACTCCTTAAGCAATGCCTGTAGCAGCATAGTACTGATGCTGGCCATGGTTAATCTTGACCAAGATCTCTGGGTACTGCACTAGCACTAGCGTAGAGCTAGCGGCAAACGCAACAGCGGGAGCTTGATTCAAAATAAACGATGTAGCACCGGCGGATGCGGCGGTGTCGACAAAAGAACCGGAAGAAATGTACTGGCCATTTGCATCCAATGAACCAACGTCTGTACCAACAGGCAACGCGAACGGCAAAGCCGAGCAAGTTACGGTGGCGGTAGAAATGCTGGTATAAGTTACTGTACCTAAAGTAACAGCCGTATCAGTTACCAAACCAAGCACGCGAAGGGGCAAAGTAGAGGTAGTGGCGGGAGTGTCGCTAGGTGCAAGAACGGCGTTACGAGAGTTGCCGGTTGTAGTGAGACCTGAGTTGTTAATCATGGCCAAGTTTTGGCCAATCATAGCGCGAGCGCCAGAAGCAACAGCAGTAGTAGCAGAACAAACGACAGCTTTAAACACCGTGTCAGGATCATCACAAACAATCGCAACAGCGTCACCAGCTGCAGTTGATGCAGGCCAGTATTGCTGGAATTGCTTTTGTTTTGTAACGGGGTTAGTAAACGAGCATCCCAAGAAGATACCTGTTTGATTGCCTGCTGTGCCAGTAGACACAGACAAACGCACGATTTCACCACGAGACAAGCCTACGAAATCACCGTAGAAAATGTTTGTGGAGTAACCGTTAGTGATCGGATACTCACGAGTAGAACCCGCAAATACCTGACCCCCGATCAGATTGATCGGTTTTAGCCCGTAAGGGGCGTCGATAACCGGATAAGCCATAAAAGACTCCTATATAAATTTAAGTGCCGGGGCCGAAAGTGACCTTGGTGCTTCGTTCAGAGAATTTCTGCATCCGAGGATCATTTTCACGAAGGAAAGAGTTGTCTACCGAGTCCATCTGAGCTTTGTTTTGATTGGCGTAATATGCCTCACGCTGTTTCAAAAACTCTTCCGGAATACGGCAAAGCAACAAACCACCTACTTCAATACCACCTTTAAAGCGGCCTTCAGTAGTAGCGTGCATCATGAGTTCGGGATAATCTTCTGCTTTGCAGGGTTCATATCCTTCACGTAACTTGCTGGAAGTGTTGGTAGGATCAGCTTGACCCATCATACTAATACGAATGTACCGATGTTTCCAACCGGGACGATCGTCAGGCATCGGTAAAGTCTCGGGAGTACGCCACGCTGTAGGACGTTGGAACGTCGCTTCACGGGAATCCAGCTCACGAGTCAGTCGATTTTGTGTCTTAGTAGACGTTTGTACTTGATCCATTATTCACCTCTTTTAAGTTGAGCAACCTGTTTAGCGTATTCTTCCAAAGGAACCCCAAGACGGCGAGCGATCGCTGCTTCAGATGCCTTCAGCCTAATACGATTAGGCGGAGTGCTACGTGAGGCCGGAGCCACAACAGTAGCGGGTTTTGTTGCACGGCGTGGAGGTTCATCCTCGTAAGCCGGTTCCGATACCTTTTTCGAAGGAGTATCATCTTCATAGCTCTGAGTATCTTCAAAATACTCAGGAAATCTTCGGCGCATTGTAGCGTCTACTCGTTTGTAGTAGTCCTCAGACCCCACAAAATCTGAACCGTACTCCTTAGCCAGCTTTTGATGCAACCCGAGGGCGGAAGCTGTCATTTCAGGATCGGGCCCAAACCAAGTGTTTTTCTGCATCCAACGCTGGTCGCGTTGAGACACATTTGGTTGATTTGTACTACGTTGTTGTATTTGTACATCATTTTCTTCAACTTGTAAAGGCCTCATGTTCTGAATTTTGTCTAAATTCAGCGTAGCCCGTGAAACTTCTGTTTGCGCTTCCACTAAAGCGTCAGAATCTCCAGCCTCATAAGCATCCTTGTACTTCTTCTTGGCGTTCTCAAACTCCATCTCAGCAGAAGTTTTAGACTGCTCAATATATGCTTTTGACCCAAGCGACACTTGTTCTTGTAGCTTGCGGTTTTGCTCCCATAACTGCTTGGCTAGCTTTTCAGCAGCCTCGCGCTCGCGCAGTGCTTCTTCTTTCGCACGGCGCTCATCATGGTAGCCTCGGGTAAATTTCTTTAGACGCAGCTGAACTCTCTCGTCGTAGGTGGCAAGTTCATCTTCAGTGGGGTCTTCGGGTGGGGAATCGTCGGGCTTGCGACCACGATCCCTTTTAGGGGTGTCGTCCTCGATTTCAACATCAAAGCCATCATCTTCAGCTTCTGTATCTACGGGTTTACCCTTAGTTTCCTTCTCGTCAGGAAACTCGTAGTCTTCGCCTTTAAAGTCTGTTTGTGCCATTAGTTAGCTCCTTATGATGCACGTGTAATTCCACGGGGGTCTTCCACAACTGCTTCAATCGAGTCATCGTTGATGATGCGAAATTCACGGCCATGAATCTTCAGACGGGTGCCTGAATTGGGTCGGACGATGACAAAGTCACCTTCCTTGCAGCTCGCTCCACTAGGGAAACGAACGGGGTCTTTGTAGCAGTCAGGCCCAAGCTTGACGACAAACAGGACAGGAGTAAGCACCTCTTCAAAGTGCATAGATTGACCCGCTTTAATAATGCCCACTTCACTGTCAGCGTACTCTTCCATTGCCTCTGGGACAACACACAGTACGTGAAAGGTTTTTGGGTCAGGCAACTGCTTAGCCTTATCGTCAGCGTTCTTGTTAAGAATGCCAGACAAGTCCACGGCAGCGACGTTAAATTCATTCATCAGATTTCTCCATTTTTTGCACGAGGTCGTTGATTACATTTTCTGCTAGGCTAAGACCTCGGATTACCCCGCAGACGTTTCGGTACTCTTCTATATTGGTAGCTCTACCACCGGCAATATGAGCTTCTCGCTCTTGTTTTAGTTTGCTAAGCTCTTTAGCAACATGCGCTAATAGTTTGTATTCGTTCAATCTTTCTCCTTCTTAGTGGGTTTTTGGTTTGCTCTTTGTGCTGCCATTTGCATGGCCATCTGAGCTTTGTGCTTGGCGATATCAGCGCCAATCTTGGTACCCTCAAGCATCTGTTGCTTCTGGAGTTTGTCTTTAGCAGCGGCTGCAGTAGCGCCTACTTGCATAGCCGCGATTTCTTTTTGCGCCGCAATACGGGCTTCTTCTATCTTGAGTTGGTCAGCTTTAGCCGCCGCATCAATTTGTTGCTTCTGCTCTTTGAGTTTCAACTCCTGCATCTTGATCTGCAACTCTTGCTGCTGCATCTGAATGATGGGGTCTTGAGCTTGCTGTTGTGCTTGCTGTTGTGCGGCTTGAGACTGCGCTTGCTGAGTCATGCGGGTAGATGCTTGTGCAGAAAGTTGTGCAACTTGTGCAGCCACTTCTGGTGACATGTTCTTTTCTTGATCTTCTGTCGGTAACAACAAGCCAACCGTCTGCTCAATCTCCTTGCGATAAGCATAGGCCAAGTGCTCGTTTATGTGAGCCATCATTGCCGCAGTAAGCGCCTGACCTTGTGGGGTCTGCCCAACCAAGCCCATGATCTTGGGGTTCTGAAGCATGCTTGTGTGCACTGCAATATGAGCTTGGTGATCTTGCTCAATAAACGCCTTAACAGGTTTACCAGTCAAAACATTCTGGTTCTCTTGCACTGGGTCTGTAGCTGTAGCATCGTCCTCAATTGGGATCAATTTTGCTGCGTTCTTAATGCCCAGCACCTCAATCATCTGGCGATGCAAGAGTGGCAAGTTGTAGAGTTGTGGGGCTGTCTGCGCGAGTTGCAGCGCGGCTTGATACTGCACAATCTTCTGTGCCATCGTTGCAGCGTTCGGATCACTCACTGGGATCACAGCGACCATGTCGTAGTCTGACTTCTTAGCCCGGCGTGAACCTTCAACTGGCTCGTAGTCGTAGTCTTCTGGTGTGTAGTCAGCAATGATAGCTTTTAAGAGACGGAACTCTTGGCGCATCGAGTAGTGCATCCGCGCTTGCACAGCGCCCATCACCTTGAGTGTTCTTTCAAGAATAGCCAGTGTTGTGCCTACGGGTGCTTGCGCACTCATATCACTGACGTTCATATCACCTGCGGACGCAAACTGTCTGCCTTCCTGCACAATGTTCTGGAACAAAGCAAAGAGAACTTGGCTTGGTTCTTTGTATGGCAGTGGCAAAATGTTGTCTCGGATTGATCCACTCGGTACATCAACATCACGAAATTCCCCCGGTGCAATTGGGGTGTCGTCACCTTTGATTCGTAGGCCGCGAGACTTAAGACCACCGGGTAGATTAGACAAAGTGCCAGCATCAACGAGCTGACGAATAAGCATAGTCGCTGACTTAGCATAGCCGCCGATGAGGTGAATGAGTCCGTATCCATAAAAGCCAAACCCCGGTATATATTGGTAATGTACAAAGTGCTGGCGCTTCATGTGCAACTCATCACCCTCGTACCAATTGCGGCGGATGGCCAAAATCTTCTGCGTGCCTTTCTCAACAGTCACTACATAGGGTAGTGCAATACCTGTCTTCTCACCTTTTTTGTCCGTATGCTCGTAGCCGGGCAGATCAAGGTCAACGTGCATCTCAAGTATGCGAAACCTCTCATCCTGCACGGCTGACATGCCCATCTCTTCAGCTTTCTGCTTCTCAATATCATCAAGCTCACTCGTTGGCTCACCTAAGTCTACGTCGCTGTAGAACCCAGCTTCTTGCAACTTCTTAACTTCGTTCTCAGTCTTACGCATCACGTGAACAACGCGCTCGGCACGCTCAAGTGAAGACGCGCCATAAGGAACAACAATGTCTTCAGCAGGAATAAACATCGCTATCTGACGACCAATACTTGGGTCGTAGTAAATCTTCTTGAACGCTGAACCCGCAAGTGGTAAGTTCCACAAAAGCTTCTCATGCTCTGGGCGATACTCCTGCATCACCTCAGTAAGCTGGTAGTTCATGTCCTCGCGCACGCGAGTAGACGCCTCTTCTTTTTCAGGTGTGTCTTTGCCTAAAATCTGCGTCTTTACTGGGCCAGCGGCGGGGAACGTCTCCATGATGCCTTCGCTTTGGAAGCGCACAACGGACTCAGTCAGCATGGGGTGAAATACACCACAAGCGCCACTCCAAGGCTCAGTTCTCTCCTCATACTTTAGACCCAGTAACTTCAATCCATCGACGTAGGTTTTAATCCAATCTTTGCGGTCGCCGATGTCTTTGGTAAAGTCAGCAACCAACTCGCTACCCAAAGACTCTAGCTCACGATCCGCCATGAAGTCAGCAAGGTTGGCATCAAACTCTTCGTCTGTGCCCTCTTTGTCTGGGCTTAGTTCAATCTCAATATCACCCATGCCAATTGTCACTGACTCTGGGTCTTCAACTTCAATCTCTAGTACGGGGGCCATGCCCATCTCCTCATCGAGACCCGTTGGCGCTGCGTACAAACCTTTTTCGATAGACATATCAAATCCTTACACTGTGTAGAACCGCTCACGGCGGTGACTTTTAAACCATTGAATCTCTTCAGGCTCATCGCTTGGTAAACGAAGAAACCCACCTTGACGAAAGCGCATCAGCGCCAGAGTAGTTGCGTCCACCAAGTCGTCATGCTCGCCTGACGGGAACGCCGCAATCTCGTCCACTAACTCTTCTGCCCAACGGGTTCGTGGAACCCATACTTTTCCACTGGCAATTATGTCCGAGACTGAGTTCAAGCGGGCAATTTTGTCCTGCCCCTTACTAGGCGTGTACTCCTGCACCGGTATGCCCATTGCCCGCAGGTCATAGATAAGCGGCGCACCAGACGCCTTCTTCTCCACAATCATCGAGTCAGGCTCGTAGTCCTTGTACTCTTTAAGCACATCTCGCTTGAGTTCTGGAAACTCCACACGCTTTTTATAGGTGTTAAGTAATATGATGTTTGGGGCAAAGTTATCTTCTTCACAGTCAAAGATACCCCACGTTGTTCCCGCTGAATAGTCAGCCCGCTGGGTTTTCTCAAACGCCGTGTCCCATGACTGGAGGATGTAGTCGCACTGTGGGGGGTCGTCTTTCTCCCACCACTTCCACCAATCACGCTTAACAATAGCTGACTCGTTACCGATTGGGTTCTGCTGGTACTGCGCCTGCCACTTGGCGTTAGGCAATTCTTCCCGAAGAGCTAACAACTCCTCGATACTC